TTCCTTGTAGTCCATCATCGCCCACAAAATGCGCCCCCGTTCTGCTTCACTGAACGGTTCCAGTAGCGCTCGGTAGTCTTTCACCCATAGCTTTATGTAGTCATTCGCCACGCTTCACCTCCCCTTTCGGCTTTTGATTGAGGGAGAGCACTTTGCACAGGTGCTTGTCCAGCTTGATTCCATAGATGTGGTACTCAGCGAACAACGCATTCTCCCGGCGGTGCGCTTCCTCGTGATGTGCTCGGCAAAGTGCGATTGCGTTCAGGCCAACGTGGACGACCTTTTCTCTGTCCATACCCATGCCGATACGGTCAACGTGATGCACCTCCGCCGGACGGTTGCAAATTGCGCAGCGGCGATTTTCAAGGCACAGGTACAGGTACTTTCCAATGTCGTCCGTCTGCGTCAGCAGACTATCCTTGGTCGGAACGCCCCAGTGGAAACAAAACGAAACCAGGTAAGTAATGAATTCTCGTGCTGTCGTCATGTCGCAGTCCGAGAGGGAGAACCACTCCCGCATAGCGCGGGAGCAGAAATCCCATTCCAAATACTGCCGAAGCTCTTCCGGCTCGTGGCCGGACCACAAAGAAATGTCACGGATGATGGCAAAAATCTTTCGGCGCTGGTCAACAGAAATCGTGCGCCCATCATCCAACCGGACCTCCACCCGCCGGGGGCGTTTCTGCTCCACAAAGCGGCTGATGTCCGTATCGGGCTTCAGGACGAGCTTTCCATCTTCCAGCTTTTCAATTTTCGCCGTTACGACCATCCGTTTTCTCCTTGTCAACATGAACGTGCATAGGAATATACACGCTGTTCGCCTGCATATTTCTCACCAAGAAATCATTGCACTTTGCTTCCGATAGGTGATTCTTGAGCACCTGCATCTCATAGGCATACTGTCCAGCAGCCTTTTTCTCTGCGATTTTGGCCTGAATGTCCTCGTCTCTGTAATTGGCTTCTATCAAATAGAGGTCATATCCGAGTGCCTGCACCCCGTTCAGGTTGTTGGTGTCAGTGGCATAAATCGCCTTGCCAGATGGAAAATGCACCTTGTACCCGCAGTTCGGCACGTTATGCACCAGCATGAACGGAATCACATTGCATAGGCCGTATCCATACATGGTCCGGGGTTCCAGCACATCAATCTGACGTTCCGGCACTCCTGCGGCCAAAAGCGGCGGTGTCAGCCAACGACAGCATCCAAAACGCAGTGTTGGCCGTTCTTCAGCAAGCCGCTTGATGGTGCGCTTTTGGAAGTGGTCACTGTGGATGTGGGTGAGTAGAACCAACTTCAGCTTCGGCACATACGGCTCCAGCGCCTTATATGGAACGCCGCAGTCTATCAGAACAAATTCTTCCAAAATCGTGGCATTGCCGTCGCTTCCGGTGCTGATAATGTTGTACTTGACCATCAGAGTGTCGCCAAGTCAACAGCCGCTTTCACTTCATCTGCTTCCGGCTCCGGCAAGTCCATAGTTTTGGCCGTTCGCTCGATTTTGGGCTGTTCCTGCTCATCCTGCTGGCCGAGTTCCGGGGTATCGGTCACTTCCGGCAACAGGTCTCCGCTCGCGGTGTCCGGCATCATCACATGGCCGTCTCTTTCATAGGCCATCGTCATTTCTGCCGTCATAATGCCCCACTTGGAAATCAACTGGCGCAGCATGGTCTTTTTGGCCATCCCGTCGAAGTCTTTGTACCAGAAGCTCGAATACTTCCACAACTCATTCTGCGGAATCTCACCATTCAGCAGCTTCTTATATGCGGCGGCGCTGAATGCCGGGGAATATTTGTCCGCATGAGACATCATCTGGTCTGCCGTCCAGTACAGCGTTTTCTGGAAACCATTGATATACTCAAAATGGGCAATGTAGCCAATCGTCGGCATACTCATGCGCTTTTCAAAATCCTCGATAAAGTGCATTTCATGGAAACGCTCTTCAAAAGGATCCCATCCACTCAGCTCCCCGTTCTTTACTTCAAGGACGTTCAGCCGCTTATACTGACCCGTGCGCAGGGCAAGCTGGATATAGCCCTTATAGCCCAGCACAAACTGAGCCTTGAACTTCTCCGGTTCAATCATCTGCCCCTCACGGTCATACTTGGCCTTGGATTTGAACGGTACCAAGTAGAACTGTCCCAACTGCGGAGAGGGCTGTAAGAACAGGCTTTCGCCCAGAAGTGCACCCGCAAGAATTGTGCCGGGGTCGCACTTCTGCAACTCGGCATTGACCGCCACCGCAGAGGTGATATTTGCAATAAAGCGCCCTGCACGAACCGGGTCCCCCAGCGTGTTGTTCACCAGATTCTTGTAAAGCGGAGTCTGGATTGCCTGAGAAAAACGAATCTTCTGCGGCTGTACTGCTTTAGCCATTGTCGCTTACCTCCTCATTCTCGATGCCGACGGAATTCATATGCTTCTGGATTTCGTCGATTTTTTCATTTACGAAAGACTTCAGCTCCCGGAGCTGGGTCAATGTACCGCGGCACTGGAACGTGCGGCCCATGAAAGCAAATTTGGCCGTCATGATCTGTTCTTTGCTCTCCTGCTGGGTTTCTTCGGCCTCCTGCTCATCCATAACCGGAGGCTCGGTACCAATGACCTGCGGCGCTGCCAGTTCTTCTTCCACCGCATCCAGCACCGCCGACTCTGCTTCCTGCGCGCGAAGCTGGGCTTCAAGGCGTTGTTTCCGTTCAGCTTCCTCGCGGGCCACACGGTCTTTGCGCTGGCTCACGCTGTTAATCGCAACGGCCAGATTGCGGCACTGCTTGTACTCGGCCATAACTTCCGGGGCATTCTCCATGCCATTGATGCAGTTCACATCAGCCACCACGCGGTCAACGTATTCCTTGACCTTGCTCTTCAAGGATTTCAGGCTCGCCGTCATGGTAACAGCAATACCGATGTCCTCATAGCTGACCCACTCGACCCCGTTTGCCTTGACCAGCTCGTCGAAGTAAGCAACCACTTTCTTCTCCTTGTCAGCTTTCAAGCCGGCTTCCACATCCGTGATTTTGCCTTTCAGCGCTTCATCCGCAGGGCCATAGACATCGGTGACGCACTCCTTGTAAACCTTGTCGAAATCCTCAAACGGCTGCATGATTTGATTTTTCACAACCATGCGCCGGGCATCCAGATCTTTGCGGTCGCGATTCAGCTTCGCCCGCTGCTCCTTGACGACCTTGAGCGTTTCTTCCGTGCAAACCAGCGCCAGCGCTTCCGCCACAGACGCCTGTGCCTGAGCCTTGATGCTGTGCAGCTGTTCCTTGATGACGGGAAGCTGCTGCACCACAATCAGCCTGTCGGCTAACATCGGCTCCTGCGTGGTTACGGCGGCAGTAAGTTCTTTTTCCATGTTGTACCTCCTAATTTTTGCATAGAAAAACGGCAGAAAGGATAGTCCTTTCTCGCCGCTTCGTACCTGTTGAAAAATTCAACCGAATATGCTACAATATGGTTGTGTGTGGTGGAGACCTGTATTTTCCGGCTTGATGTTCCTGCATCAAGCGCCAACGGAATGTGCGGGTCTCTATCCATTTGTAGCGCGCTGGCCGTTCTGGTCAGCGCTTTTTTCGTGTGCGGCGAGTATGTCATATACCGTGAGTTGGCCGATGATTTGGCGCTCAGCGGTGCTCTTAGGCTGTGTAGCGGTCTTTCCCTTGCGAGGTCTTGCGGGCGATTTCAGCTTCTTGCCGAACTCCTTGGCGTAACACTTTGCGCCGTACCCCGCTTCGATTGCCGCCGGATCTGTAATGACCCTGTGACACCGAGCGCATCTTACCATGCTTCTTTCCTCCGAAAATCATGAACATCTGGAATGCGTGCGTCAGCCGCACCGCCATGATGATTGCAATAATGACAAGCAGCCATTCGCCGCCGATTGCCCAGTAGCCACGCCAGCGGTAGGCGCTCGGCAACTGCCATATTGCCATCAGCCCTCCGGCTACGACCCCGGCCAGCGTGTCCAGCAGTCCTACGAGTACCCAATCCATCACGCTCAGCTTCTTTTCCCTGCGCTTCATTTGAGGTTTGCTCCTTTCATATAGGTTTTGACCAGCGCCCACTTGTGAACGTCCATCGGCCGGCGAACAGCATCTTCCAGTGCTTCTTCGGTTCCGCATCGGTCACAGATTGCGATTCCCGGAACCTGACGGGAAAGAGCGTTGCTGTGCAAGCGCATCTTCATGGTCAGCTTCCCGCACCGGGGACACGGGAGCACCTGCGCCATCTCAGCTGCGGCATCCTGCACATCGAGGTATGTAGCAAAGACTTCATCCAGCAGCTTCTTCTCCGCGTAATCCTGAATCATTTGCATCACCTTACGAAACATCCCTTTCTTCCTCCAAAAGGCCAACCATTGCGCTCCACACCTTGTCGGTGTAGGCAGTGCTGCGGGTTCCTGCATTCCAAGCCTTTTCTGCTCCGCTCTTCCCAAGGTTGTACGCCATCATCGTTCGGTTGATGTCTCCATCGTACAGGGCAAGATAGCTTCCGAGCATATAGCACCCAGCCTTGATGTTCTGGCAGGCATCCAACAGATCCGTGACTCCCAGCTCATCTTTGAGCCATCCGGCATTGATGCTGTTGATCTGCATCAGACCATAATCCCTGGTTGAGCTGGTAGCGCTCACCGTATAGCCGCTCTCAACCTGCATGACGGCGTAAGCCAGCTCCAGCGGAACTTCGTACAAGTCGCACATCTCGGCTGTATACTGCTGTAAATCCGCATCCAGCGGCACATGGTATGTAATCGACTCATAGGGAGCCGGGTCTTGTCGGATGCACTCGCCCTGCTCAATGTCAGCCCGCACAGGAATCGTCGCTGTCGGGAGCTGCGCCGCTTCCGGTTGGAAAGCGAACGCCGCGGCGATGCTTCCGATTACCAGTAGTTGCGCCGCTGCTGTTGCCACCAGCGGGATTATTGCCTTTCGCATCATCCTGAACCTCCGTAATGCCGAACCGCTCAAACACATACCGCCGGGGCACTCTGCCCGGAAACGTAAGCAGACCCTTTGCTCCCAGCTCTTTGTTCATCTGCTGGATAAACTGATAGGCTCTGGATTTGCTGCATCCGACAATTTCCTGCACTTCGCTCGCGCCGATAAAGTACGATTCTTTCACGTCCGACGCCCTCCTTTCGAAAAACGCATATTGGCCATCGCCACGAACAGGTTGTTCATTCGATCCAGGATCTCGTCCCATTCAGCCTGTTCGTCCTCTTCGATTTTTCCATCTGCGACGATCTCTATCATCGCATCGCGCTTTACGATAAACCTCTGAACCGCCGCCAGAACGCTGAGAACAGCTTCCGGCAAGTCCTTTAACTGAATCTCCGGAACCACCCGCTTGCCCAGCTCTGAGGACCGGCGCAGATGCTGAACTGCAAGATACGGGGCTTGGTACACATCGCACATGGCGCTTGCCACGTCGCTGGGTACCGGGCGCTGGCTCTGCTCATAATCCCGCAGAGAATCAACTGACACGTTCAAAAGCTGTGCAGCTTTTTCCTGCGTCATTCCGGCAGATTTCCGCGCGTTTTTATAGATATTCTGGCAATCAACCGCCATTTCGCACAACTCTCCTTTCTGGTAAACTTATGATGTAAGAAATCACGCCCGCAGATTCAGGCAGGACTCAATCGCGGACTTGATGTTCGCGGACGGCACCATCGTGCCGTTGATGACCTGACTGACGTGTGCGCGGGAATACCCGATTTCTTTTGCCAGCTCGGTGACGCTCATATCGTCGCGCTCAACCATCGCTTTTTTGACTGACACGCACCACTCTGGCAGCGGAACTTTCTTCATGTTTTTTCTCCTTCCCGACAAAGATTTATCTAACAAATGTATTGAACACTTGTTTGATTTTTGATAGACTAAAAGGGCCAGTACCCACCATTCAACGCGTTCCCCCGCCTTTAAGCTGTTAAGCAGAAGCTCTTGGGGAGTAATCGCTTTACCTGCGCACCGCCGATTTGCAGTATCGGCGCTGCGCTTTGCAGCGATGCCTGTCATTAGGAGGAATCAACTTGCATGGTTTGTACTGCGTGGTACGTTGAAGCCCCTTTGCAGAGGGACTTCGGGGAACGCGCTGAATGGAAAGCGCTGACCCTTTCAATCTGACATTTGTTTTGTACAAGTGTATTATAAACCATCACTTTATGATTTTCAATCGTAAAAATCATAACTAGATGGTTTTTGTGAGGATGCACAAAATGACTGAGACCAATTTGTACGATTCTATTGCTCTTGCAGACAGAATCAAACTTCAGTGCAAAAGCAGGAACGTTCAGATAAAGGACGTGATGGACAGCGCCAACCTAAGCAATGGCACCCTGTACAATCTTCGCTCCGGAAAAATGCTCAAGGCAGATAGCCTTGCCAGAATTGCCGATGCCCTCGACTGCTCCATGGACTTCCTCATGGGGCGCACTGTTGACCCCGCCGTGAAACGGATGAATCTGACAGATGATGAACGCCAAAAGGTTACAGATTATCTTCAGTTCATTCTGAGTCAGCGGAAATAGTTCTCAGAGCTGCTCAGATGGCTCTATTTTGCGTTTTTGATTCTTCCGCAAGGAATTTGTCGTTTGATGCAAAATGCGGCTCAAATCGCCTCTTTGAGCGATTGTGCTCATTCGTCGATTGCGAAGTGCGCGCCCTCGGTGATAAGCACCGTGCCGTGATGCTCG